CGAGTCTGCTCAATAGTAACACAAGGTACATACTTAACCTTACTAATATCAAGACCGATACGTTCAGCACCTTCAGGGTCAACAGCATTCTCAGTATCAAAGATTACAGGAATCAAACCTTCTTTCTGAGCATTAGCCAGAATCTTAAGAACAAACAATGTCTTACCAGTCATTGACTCACCACCAAGCATCGTTACTCGACCTTTAGGAATACCTCCATGAATAGAGCCTGAAACGATAGCATTAAGAACATAACTACCTGTATCAATCCAACCACCTACTCGAGATAGAGTACTATCTTCAAGGTAAGTAGCAAAAGGGTTAATCTTATCAATAGAGTCAAGAGCCGCTAGGGTATCTTTATCAAAATTACTCATACAATAGTATTATAGATGTTAAAAGCTAATAATCAACTACAGCTTTCTGCTTTATCGAGAGTTTCTTTAATTTTCTTATGAGATGCTTCACCTCTAAAGTTAGTACTATAACCTTCTGGTTGAAACGCACCACGAAGTATTAACTTTTCACCCCTATAACCTTTTTGAATCTTGAACGGGTAAAGAGTACCACCATTACCACCATATCTCTTAACTGAACTCTCGACAAGCTCAGTAATGTACTCTTTAATATCATCACCCTCTTTAAATGGTTTAGTAGATCCAGAACTAGCTGCTACAACCGCCCGCTGTTGATCTGTATGCTCATGAGTAAGCATACAGCAAGGAGCAGGCATATATTCCTTATAGCCCAGTTCATTACAAACTTCTACCAATACATCATAAAGCTCACTATCTTTTAACTTTATACTCATACTCTTTAATTATAAGCTACCTTTTCTACAAAATCAACATAAAAGGGCTACCAGACGTCTGGTAGCCCTTTTGTTTACTAAGCCATCCAATTTACTTACGCTTCTTCACCAGCAGCTCCAAAGAGCTGAATTACTTCTGGCTCTTCTGCAGGAGCTGGAACCTCAGCTGGGTTGTTAATAGCATGATACTGAGCAGTAATCTGCTTATTAAGCTTAACAGTTGAAGTAGCAATACTAGACTTATTGAAGGTCCACTCATTTTTCTGCTTATCACCTTCAATAAACTCCATAAAGAGGTAAGGGAAGGTCTGAACCTGAAGCTGACCACTCTGCGGATCAGGCTGAACATGAACAATAACAGGGTTATTGAGGGTAATGGTTTCGTCCGTCTGACCAGTCTCAACACCGATAACGGTACGGCCGGTCTGATCAACAATAGCTTTAATTTCTTTTAGATTACTCATACCCCTATATTATGGATGCTACCTACAAATAATCAACTAGTTGATTAAATTTTTTTTCTACTTAAATATCTACATGCTCAATCCTAATGCTGGTAAGTCAATCTTTGTTCAGATAGCATCATTTAGAGATAGCCAACTTCTGCCTACTCTAAGAGATATGATTGATAAGGCTACAGAGCCAGAGAATCTTAAAATCTGTATCTGTCATCAACATCATGTAGATGATGAATGGGATAACTTAGATGAATATAAGGATGATGATCGTTTCATTATTATAGATGTAGATGCTAAAGAATCTAAAGGAGTTTGTTGGGCAAGGAATCTTATACAGCAAGAGTATGATGGTGAAGACTTTACTTTACAATTAGATTCACATCATAGGTTTGTTGAGGATTGGGATGTTGAGCTAAAGAATGAAATACTTCAACTGCAGCTACAGGGATATGACAAGCCTCTTCTCACCGGGTATATCTCTTCCTTTCACCCTTCGCTTCCTAAAGATAAGTGGGCGAAGGAGCCATGGCAAATGAACTTCGATAGATTTACTCCTGATGGGGTTGTATTCTTTTCACCTGGATCTATACCAAACTTCGAGGATCTTAAAACTCCTATCCCAGCTAGATTCTATTCTGCACACTTCTGCTTTACACTAGGTGTCTTCTGCGAGGAAGTTCAGCATGACCCGGAATACTATTTTCATGGGGAGGAGATTACAATAGGTGTTAGAGCTTATACAAAAGGTTATGATATTTTTCACCCACATAAGATTGTAGCCTATCATGAATTTAGTAGAGACTATAGGCCAGATAAGCATTGGGATACATATAGTAACTGGGGTAACCACAATGAGCATACCTTTAAGTGTATGAGAGAGCTTCTTGGTATTGATGGTGAAGGAAAAGAAAAGGATCGTTATGGTAAGTATGGGTTAGGTAAAGAAAGAACTGTTCAAGATTGGGAGGAGTATGCAGGTGTACAGTTTGCAACAAGGAAGGTGAAGCGTGAAACATTAGATAATTGCTTGCCTGGTACGGGTGATAGTAAATGGTGTAACGTTTATAAGCATTTTGTTGATATTGATATGAGTAACTTTTCAGAAGATGATTATACATTTTGTGCATTAGCGCTACACGATAAAGATGGTAATACGATTTTTAGACGGGATGCAGATGCAGCTGAAATTAAAGAATGGCAGAAGAAAGATATACAACCCATATTATTTAACGAGGTAATAGATGATATTATTCCACATGAATGGGTTGTTTGGCCTCATAGTGAGAGTAAGGGGTTTGGGGAGAGGTTAAGTGGCCTTACAGGTAGGTAGTTATAAATAAGTGTATGTCAGCTCATCACCCTTATGATCATGAGACTATCTTTGTACAGATGGCTTCATATAGAGATCCACAGCTGTTACCTACGCTAAGAGATTTGTTTGAAAAGGCTACATCACCCGACTTACTACATGTATGTATATGCTGGCAACATAATAAAGAAGATGAATGGGATAAGCTTGAAGAGTTTGCTGATCATCCTAATGTTACAATTTTAGATATTGATTCAAAAGATTCTAAAGGCGCTTGTTGGGCGAGAAACATGATTCAACAAGAATATAAAGGTGAAGATTTTACATTTCAACTTGACTCACATCATAGATTTATCGAGGGTTGGGATGATGAGCTTAAGTCAATGTATTACCAGTTAGAGTTGCAAGGTAAGAATCCTCTTATAACTGGATACATTCCCGGTTATAGTGAAAGGACAGGAAAACCTATTCAGAATGAACCATGGCGTTTAGCTTTTAATTACTTCGGGCATGATGGACCTCTACATACTGTACCAGAGGATATACCTAACTGGAAGGGTTTAAATGGACCAGTTAATGCTAGGTTCTTCTCAGCACACTTTGCATTTACAGATGGTAAGTTTAGTACTAAGGTTCAGCATGACCCAGAAATGTATTTTCATGGAGAAGAGATTACTCTCGCGGTGAGAGCATATACCCATGGCTACGATCTAGTTCACCCTCATAAGGTTATTGCTTGGCATCACTACGGTCGGAAAGGTAATCCAAAACATTGGGATGACGGTCATGATGATTGGCATGATACTAATGCTGAATCATTTTCAAGGACTAGGAAGCTGCTGGGTATTAATAATGAAAGATTTAAAAAGGGATTCAAATATAAATATGGTTTAGGTACAGTACGTTCTTTAAAGGAGTATGAAGCTTATGCAGGTGTACGGTTTAAGGATAGAAGTGTTCAGCAGTTTACATTAGATAAACACCATCCACCTAACCCTTCATTTAAAACAAAGAAAGCGTATAATGCATCCTTTCTTAATATTTTTAAACACTGTATTGATCTTGCTTTTGATGCTGTTCCTCAAGAAGAATTTGCTTGTTGGGCTGTAGCTTATAAAGACAAAGATGGTAATGAACTTTATCGATATGATATACAACCAGAACATATTAAGAATCTAACAAACCCTAAAAAGGAAGATTATATTAAGATCTGGACAGAGTTTAGCACTACCTCACAACCTACATCATGGGTTGTATGGCCAAACACAAAAGAGGGTGGTTGGACAGATGCACCATTAGTAGGAAATATTTAATATGAATACAACAATAGTATCAGGTCTCTGGGACATTAAACGACATAATAGAAGCTTTGATCATTACGTAGAAGCTTTTGAAAGGTTTTTATCGATTGACAAGTCTATGTATTTATATGTACCAGAAGAGTTAGAAGACTTTGTATGGCAATATAGAAGTCCAGAAAATACCTATGTTAATATCTTCGGCTTAAATGATGTTAAAAGGATGTATGAACCATTCTGGGATAAGACTCAAGAGATAAGAACATCCGAAGAGTGGGTTAAGCGTGCTGGTTGGTTGGAGGACTCTCCACAATATAGGTTAGAGTACTATAACCCTATTGTGCAATCAAAGATGTTTTTACTTAATGATGCATCTATCTTTAATCCATTTGATACAGAATATTTTTATTGGTTAGACGCTGGTATTACCAATACTGTTCCTGAAGGTCATTTAAGGGATAAGCCTGTTTTAGATAGTTTACATAAGTTTACTACAGAAGATGAATTCATGTTTGTAGCCTTTCCTTATGAAGCTAATAATGAGATTCATGGCTTTGAATATCCTGCTATTAATGATTATGCAGGTGATGACGTCAAATATGTCTGCAGGGGTGGTCTGTTTGGTGGTCATAAAAAGGCCTTAGGAAAAGCAAATGGAGAGTATTACCATCTACTCAACACAACTCTAAGTGATGGTTACATGGGTACTGAAGAATCTATCTTTAGTATAATGGCTCATGATGATCCGTATACTTATAGACGATTTGAAATAGAAGGTAACGGCTTAATTGTAAAACTGACTCAAGACATTATTGATAATAAAGCGAAGTTGGTTGAGCTCGATGACAACTTCGTTAAAAAGAGGTATCAGACAAAAAGAGTAGTTCCAGACAACATAACAAAAGATGTTAAGACAAATGTATACATGCTCACATTCAATATGCCTGAGCAAATGATACATACACTCGATACAATGGTAGAAACTAAGGGTCTTATGACCCATCCCGACCTATTTGTATTTGATAACTCTACAGATCCAGATGCGATGGTGGAAAATCAACAAATAGCTGAGCAGTATGGTCTTGAATATATATCTTTAAGTGGAAATATAGGTATTAATGGTGGTAGGCAGGCAATTGCTGAGCATTTTGATCAATCGGACGCTGATTATATGATATTCTTTGAGGATGACATGACTTTTAACACTTCAGAGTCAGATGGTGAGTATTGTCGTAACGGGTTTAGAAAATATATACCTAATATTTACGAAACTATCCATAAGATTATGCATCTTGAAGGGTTTGACTTCCTAAAGCTGTGCTTTACAGAGGTATTCTTCGATAATGATAAACAATGCTCATGGTATAACGTACCTCAAGATGTTAGAGAGGAATATTGGCCTAACTACTGTAATTTACCAAAAATGGGCTTAGATCCTAAGTGTCCTAAGACTTCCTTTGGTAATATTAGTACAATAGATGATGTATCATATATTACTGGTGATATATACTACTCGAACTGGCCACTAATTGTAAGTAAAGAGGGTAATCGTAAGATGTTTATTGAGGATAAGATTAAGCATCCGTTTGAACAGACTTGGATGAGTCAAATGTTTCAGAAGACAAAGAAAGGAAAGCTGTCTCCAGCAATCCTTCTTGCAAGTCCGATTTGGCACGATAGAATCAAGTTCTATAAAGCCGAAGATCGACGAGAATGTTAATTATTTTAAACCAGGAACTTGCTTAGCAAGTTCACGAGCTTGTTCAAGAGCCTTTTGAGCTTTCTTGGATGGAGCTGTTGATGCTGCACAAATCTCTTCAAGTGCTGCTACAATAGTAACAATAGCTTGACGAGCTGCTTCAAGTTGAGGTGATCCAAATGCACCTTCACCTTTATCATCACCATTTACAGTTTGCTTAATAATGCTGAGAAGGGCAAGAGTGCCTTGTATCTGACCACGTTTGTATGCAGGGTGGCCTCCTGGCTTACCATCGAGATGTGGTTTATCTAAGTATGATGTTTCACTCATATAGTTATTTATACGCTGTTTTAAATTATGCAAATAGATCAAAGAGCTCAGTCTTAACATTCTCAGTTGGCTTACGAAGCGACCAACCAGCATTATCATAGAATCGAGCAATAGATTGATATAGAATCTTATCAAACATCTTTTCATAATCGATCTTGAAGTGATCGTTAAACTCTTCTGGCCAGTCATACTTAAAGCCCATGCTTGCTAACCCAAACTTATTAGGTTGCTCAATATACATAAAGCGAACCTTATCACCTGAGGTAATATCTTCGTACTTATTACCAGTACCAAGTTTCTGTAGCATCTGATTATGATAGTAAGCTGACTTTGCATGTACAGGCATACCTTTAACAGTCTCAAAGCCCTTACAAGCTACAGCATACTTCTCAAAGTTCTGTACACCCATAACAAAGGCAATCTCATCAGGTCCAAGAGTCTTGAAAGTCTCATATGCTTCGGTGAAGATCTTATTTGTCTTTGCAAGGTCCTGAGTACTAAGCATGGTCTCAATAATACCCTTTGCATAAGGCTTGATAGCATTAGGCATCGTAGTACGAACAACCTCAACACCAGTATACTTATACTTATTCTCTTTGATACCCTCATCGTCAAGGATATGCATAACGTAGCGCTTCTTCTGAAGGAAGAGACCAACATCAGCAATCATCTCACGCTTGAATACAAATCGAGAGTCTTTAGTTAGTAGCGCTTTTTCAGCCCACTTTGTAATACCCTCATTAAGGTCATCTTCAATACGTTGAATCTCGTCATAGGTTTCCTGATGAACAAGACCCTTCTCTTCATCCTCCCAGAACTTAATACCATTCTTAATAAGAGGGCTGATGGAGATATACGATGAGTCAGTATCGTTATAAATAATGCATTCCTCAAGATCGTGATCACTAATCTCTGTATCAATATTATCACGAATATAACGCTTAAGTTGGTTGTTAGACTCTTTAATAACAGCCTGACCGGTTAGAGTAACACTCGCAGCAATATCATCATCACCAATAGGAGCATTTTTGTTACCCATATAACCATAACAAGAGTTAATCAAAATCTTAATAACCATCTGCGAAGTATTAAGACGTTCAACCTCATACTTAAGATCAATATTATTAGGATCCTTCTTAAGCTTTTTCATATTAGTGAAAAGCTTCTTCTTAATCTCAACACGCTGATTATAGTAGTACTCCAAGAACTCAGGAATGATACCCTGCTTCTTCTGGCTGAAAAGGAACCCTGCCTTTGATAAAGCGCAGTCTTCATCCTTTAGAAACTTTACAAACTGAGGTCTCGTCAATTCGAATTGACGACCAGAGGTATGTTGAATAACAACTCTATCAGCGTCATGCTTCTCAATCTTACCCACCTTAGTTTCAGGAGAAGTATTGAGAGAGATCATAACGTTAGGGTATAGAGAGTTGGCATCAAAGGAAATAATATTCTCCTTGAACCCACGTTTAGGTTCTGCAACATATGCACCAGGATTCTTATGATCCTTATTACCACTACGAACGAAAGTAGATATAACTTCCTTACGATTACGAGCTCGAATAGTTAATGCACCATTAATAACCTGAATAGTACCCATAGCACCTTCAAGGGTAGTTAGACCAACATAAGATAGCATTCTAAGCAAAGGAATGTATTGAAGCTTCTCCTCAAGCTTGACGAGAAGGTTAACATCCTGAATGTTGTAGTCAATAAACTTATTCCAGTCTTGATCGGCAAGTTCGTGAAGAGCCAAGCCTTCATAATCAATCTTCTTCTGACCCAACTCAAGCTCTCCGATAGAGTCAAGCTTATATGACTCCCGCAGCTTAAGGCAGAAGCGCTTATATACGTCGAGATAATCCAAACAAGCAACACCATCAACATGATAACGTTTCTGCTCTTGACCAAACTTACCACGAATCTGTCTGAAGTAGACATTCTTAAGAGGAGAGAGTCTTTCAACGAACTCAGGTCCGAGAACATGCTCCATACGATTAATAATGTATGGAATATCAAAGAACTCGGAGTTCCAACCACTGAGAATATCCGGATAGTCTTTCTCAAGATATTCAAGGAATGCAATAAACATTGCACGCTCATTTTTACAATAAACGTAATTAAGATCATCACGACCTTCACCGGTATAAGGCTTAATACCAAATGTATGGAACATCTTGCTAAAGTTATCCCAACATGTAATAACGTTAACGGTATGAGTAGGGTTATCTACATCAGGAAAGCTATCAACAGAGTAGGTCTCAATATCGAGGAAGCAATACTTGATAGGATGCTCAGAAAACTCAGGCTTTTCATTATCACGCCAGTAACTCTCAAGTAAGAACTGTTGTGCAGGAGGAGAATTCTCAAAGACCCGCTTTACTCCAGAGTCGTTAAGGAACTTATAACGACTATATCCGTTACGAAACTTACGCTTCTTAACTTTAGTACCGAAGATGGATGTCTTATCACCTCTACTATCTTCAAGATAAAGGAACGGCTCGAAAGAACACTCTCTACGAACTCGTCTACCTTTCTCATCCCAACCAAAAAGGGTAACAGACTCTTCACGTCCGTTATAAACTACGTTTCTATACATCTAAATTAATTATACCAGAGTTCCTTAAGGATTCCACTTCTTAAGTGCCTTACGTCTTGGGTCACCATATGGAGTTTCAAGCGCTTCAATATGACAAGCAATATTATTTCCTGACTCAAGTATACGACCTTCACCAATTTCACGAAGCTTACCAATATTCTGGTAGTAGCGCTTACTATTCTTTTTATTCAAGATCCAATCAATCTTTTCTTCAAACTCTTCTGGTGTACTGAACTTAAGATCATCTGGTGCAGTAGAGTATGTCTCCATATCTTGACATAAGCAAGGAATACCAAGTGTACAAGCTTCAATAAATTTAATATCTGACTTGGAATTATTAAAGTTATTAACTTCGAGTGGAGCTACCATCATCTGAGCACCAAGATTGTTAATGAATGATGGGTATTCAAGAAGACTCTTCCAAGCATGAAACTCAATCTTACCTGACTTAACGAGATCTGTTAATGGTGGTGGATAAGCACCAACAAATATCCATTGATACTTACTTACTGTCTTACGAATAACATCACAAACAGCAGACATATCATCCTTACCACCTGCTTTATTATCTACATCATAGTGAGCACCGGAACCTGTATAAAGAATTCGTGGCTTCTTTTTATTAGCATCATAGTTCTGCTGAACTTTACCACGGTTATACAAATGACCCATCCAGAAGTGAGGTACAAAGTTAGGAATAACAGTAACTTCCTTCTTACCAGTCTTTTCCTGGTATAATTTACGCATAAAGTCACAAGTTACAGTAATTTCATCACACTCATTCATGATATCAATACAGTTCTGACGAATCTCATCATTATCAAAGGCAAACTTAAACTTATTATAGTCTGGAATCTCTTCTCTAAAGACTACATCATCAACTTCATAAATAATTTTAAAGTTATGCTGCTTTTGTACCTCTTTAAGGTGACGTACAAAGTCTAACTGTGATTTAGATGCTTGTCTTTGTAGTTTAACTGCTTTTACACCTTGATACCAACGTGGATCAGCTACCATTGCAGTAGTACTTTGACTAATACCTCTACCAGAAGCATTAATAACATTTTCTGGCCATAAGATACGCCAATGTCCACATCCAGAATAATCAGCAAGGTAGTTAATATACCTACTCATCGATGTTTCACGAGGAGCAGGCTTCTTTGCTTGAGGTTGAGCAGAACGTTTACCTGGAAAAGGTGAAGCGAACGGGGAAGGAAACGGGTTAGTATTTAACATCACCTGTATTATAAACTATACTTCTGTGTATGCAACTCTTTTTGTAATTCCATTCTCTTTTTCGAGGAAAATTACATCTCCTGTTGCAGCTTTAATGGATTCCTTACGGTGAGAGATAACAATCGAACACTCATCTAACTCTTCTGTTCGATCTTGAAGTATTTGAGTAACTAACTCAATACCTTTATCATCGAAAGAGGAATCAAACAACTCATCATAGATAGCGAGATTATATTTAACACCACCTTGAAGTCTACGCAAGTCGGAGAAGGTAAACAAACAAGCAAGGTCAATAGACTTGCGTTCAGCTCCAGAAAAGTTAAAGTATGAACAAATTTTATTCTTCTCATTAACAATCTCTTCTTCAAAGAACTCATTAAAGATACAATAAGAGTTAGAGTCAAGCTTCTTAAGATATCCCATAAGCTTACTATTAAGTAGCTCAAGCAAACGAGTAACAATATAAGATTTTACACCCTCTTCAGATACAACAAGCTTAACAATATCAAGTTTAGCTAGATGTTTTCGGAACCCAGCTACTTTCTCTTCAATATCTTTAAGACGCTTACCGGTTTCGGCAATGGTAATATCAAAGTCCGTATTAACCTCTTCAACATGTTTAAGATCAATCTTAAGCTCTTCATCCCAAGCTAAGAGCTGATCAACGCGTTGCTTAATACCTTTACGTTCTTGATTAGCTATTTTAACTTCTGATAACTTATGGGTCTGATTGTTAATAGCAGCCTGAACTTTTGTTTTAACTTCTTTAGCATTATCTAGAGCTGCACCAACAACCTTAATGTTCTCAGCCATAGCAATCATCTTTTCCTTAAGAGTTATCTTTTCTTTCTCCATATATTCCACATCATGGTCCTCCATAGGACGTAGACATACAGGACAGTTATCTTCATCTGTACCTATTTTATTATATGAAGTCTTATTATGAGTTAGTTCTGCCTTTTTCTCAGATACATTACCAGTATACTCGTTAATCTTCTCGTCACAAGTAATAAGCTTATTTTTAAGCTCTTCAATTCTTGTTTCTACTTTTGAAGTATCACCTTCAACAAACTCTTCAAGCCTTGCTTCAAGCCTTTCAAGCTCTTCTGTATTATTCTTTTGACGTTCAAGATAGAGCTTCTTCTTTTCCAGTCGACGTTTAATAACTGCATCTTGCTGACTCTTATAACTCTTAAGATTATGATCAACCTCTTGCATCTTCGCGACTTCTATATCTTGCTCACGCTTAAGCTCGTTATATTCAACACGAAGCTGGGATAACATCTGAGAGAAGACTTCCATACCGAAGATATCTTCAATGAACTTACGCTTCTCAATCTTAGACTTAGCCATGAAAGGGACTGCATTATTAACAGTCATAATAACACAGTTCTGAAAGATAGAAGGGGTAGCAGAAGTTACATCTGTAATAAACTTATTTGTATTACCAATACTATCACGAGTAACATCAACACCATCTTCAAATAGAAATACTTTAGATGGGTTAAGGTGACGTACAATCTTAAAATTACGAGTACCTTTTGTATCAATAACCTCAAAGTCTAACTCAACATGAGTCTTACCACCAGTAATGTTATTAGGAATAAGATCTTTCTTCAACTCACGAAGAGTATCACCGAAGATAGCAAAGTAGATAGAGTCTGCAATAGTACTCTTACCAATCGCATTACGACGATCTGGCTTATCTTTATTAGCTCCAGTAATAACATGAAGACCTTTCTCGAAAGATACTTCAACAGGCTCTTCACCAACCGAAAGGAAGTGCTGAATAGCTACACGTTTAAAATTTACTTGTTTCATCGTTTACAACGCTCGTACAATCCGAGAGTATATTCAAGTATAGCCTCTTTATTGTCAGGTGCAAGCTGATTTATGTATTCCTCAATAGCTTCTTCAACTGCCACGCCTGACATGTCTTCAATATCTTCTCGATTCTCAACAATACGATTGAAGTTAATATCATAGTCAATAGTAAACTCTTCTGGCTTAAGATTAGTAAGTACTCTTACAAGTACATCTAAATCATCTTGAGAGATATTCATATCAACCTTAAGCTTAACAATATTACCTGTTATACGATTCTTAATAATTTCATTCAAGTCACCTGCTTCAACAAGCTCACTCAAAGGTACTTTATTATATTCAGGTGATACATTATTAGCAAAGAACTCATACTCCATTGATTCAAGATCAAGAGTATGATAACCTTTCTGATTACCTGCATCACCAAAGTCCATCTGAAATGGGTTACCAACATAAAGAATGGTACCAGCACCAAACTTCTTCTCATGACGAGTATGGAAGTGACCAGATACTACAAGCTCAGACTTCTTAAGTAGGTCTTTAATACTAACACCTTCTTCACAAACCTTAAAAGCATTCATCTTAAAGGTCTCAATCTCGAAATGACCAACTATAAGGTCACTTTCTTCAATCTCTGAGGTAGGTGTATTCCATGGACAGAAGGAAATCTTCTTATCAAAGGCTTCAACTGTCTGATACTTCTCAAGTACCGTTACATTCTTTCTATTCTTGAATATAGACAGAGAGTTTACATCTGTTCTATGTTTATAGTAAATATCATGATTACCGGTAATAGCAATCAAGTTAAACTCAGAGAGAATGTCAAGTATATCAGCTGATATCTGCAAAGTGTTAACAGATATCTCAGATCTATTATGATGCCAATCACCTGCAAAGATAAGGTCTTTAATACCCTTACCTCTACACTCATCTCTAAACCAATGAGCCCATTCTACTGCATATCCATGCCAGGCAGCACTATTCGAATGAACACCTAGGTGCAGATCACTAAAGATAGCAACCTTAGGCTTTTTAATACTGGGAATCATCATCAACAGGTTTTACATAAACAGTACCATGAGTATTTTCTGGATTACTCATATACTCCTCATATACCTTCTCTTTATAGTTTGTTATTGCTTGGTGATGTTTCTTTTCCTTTTTAATACGGTTAATGAAAGCATGATAAGCAATAGTAGTAAAGTAAGAGAAGGGATTAGAGTTATTCTCAAACTTATACTTCTTATATTTTAGAGCTGCATACATTTTAATCAATGCATCCCCAATCATGTCATCTTTATATGAGTAGTTAATGAAGCTTCCATTATAGCTCAGACCGTAGGCAATCTTTTTTATATTTTCTGCCAAGTCATCTGTTAAGACGTCTGAGTCGTAGTACTTCTGCAGACTCGCCTTAAATTCCTTAGGCTTAATATAATACTCTTCTTTATTGGACATATTCAAATTTAATTATAGCCTACAGTTCAGAGAGATCAACTAATTTCTGTCTCTTTGTACTGAATCTTCTCCTTATCATAAATGGCCATGCGCTTTTCACAGTGAGCTTGACCATAATTAAGCTTATCACACATATCGAATATGATTAGCTTTGATTTAGAGTCATGCTTACGTAAACCACGACCAATTGACTGTACAGTTCGAATAAAACTCTTACCTCCGGAGGCAAAGATGATGTTATGAAGGTTTTTAACGTTAACTCCTGTTGCAAAGATAGCACTAATGGCAATAACTACAACATTAGTTTCTGTTTCCATGATCTGCTTGATCCTTTCCCTCTCTTCAACATCAACTGAGCCTTGAATGAAGTAAACTCTCTTACCTTCAATCTTATTTAGGTATTCTTCTACAATTTCACCATGAGCAATGTGATTAACCATAATAAGAGTATTATTAGGCAGCTTGCTAACAAGGGATTGGATAATAGTATTGCGTCTATCATGATTATAAATGTAATCCAGTTCGTCTCTATAGCCAGATGGCCCACTGAAGTGTGGTTTAGGGCTATAATTGATGTTCATTATCTTAACATTGACATTAGTAAGGAAGTTTTCCAATCGAAGCTCATAAGAGTTCTTCTCATAAATGATTGGACCAAGCTTTCCTATAATTGACCACTTGTTAAGCTCATCTTCAGGGAGGGTTCCTGTAAATCCAAACTTATTAGGCGTTTTAATCTGCTGAACAATCTTTGAAATCTTATTTCCAGCAGTAA